TAAGTAAGTATTGTAAACTGCTCCGCCTTTAGGTGGCCACGATACTGAATCTGTTTTAAAGTTTTCATGTTCATTTAAGAAAGAAACATTCATGTGATTAAACTTGTCAGAAGCACTCGGGAAGGTAATATCAAAACTTTCTAGTATAATATCATCTTCGTCAAAAGCTTGAGTTACTAAGGCAGTTGTTTCTCCCTCAGTCTCAGGGTATTCTAAAGACAATTTGTATTTTCCGTCGCTATCCCAAGTAAGTTCTGCATAATTCATTGAAGTCATTATCGCTTCAATATTATCTCTTATGGGCTTCTCGGTATCTAAGGCTACATTACACTCATAAAGAGGAATATTCCTTTGGGGCAAAGTGGTAGGGACATATTGCCCAGTAGGGTTGTCTTTATCACCGCCTGTTTGAGACCATCGGTATACGTTTTCGGTACTATCGTCTTGCAAATACATATCTTCAAAACCCCAACTATTGGGGCTAGGGAACTGTGCGAATGTGGGATAGTTAGATAAAGGCTTGGCACCGTTAACATGCCCCGCAACATCTGCACCAATCAAAACTGTCTCATCACATACCTGTGCGGCATGGTAAAATGATTCTAAATTTATTTCTGTGTCTTCCAAACCTTTGCCGTAGACTGAATTAGTAAGGTAGTCTAGTAATACATAGGCAGGATTGTTAGTATATTCTTTAGTTGTGTTTAAAGTGTAAGTTCCACCGTTATTAGTGATTCTTCTTACCTTTTGGCCTTCAATCAAAAATTGAACATTAGGCGCTCCAGAATAGTTGTTCTCATCCCTATCAAGACGGAACACTTGTTCTGCATAAGCTACGTTAGTGAAATTATCTGTAGATTGATAACCGTTGGCAGATAGCATAGTAGAGCTTCCCCCGTTAGGGTGTACTACTATACGTTGCCCGTGTTGGAACTCTCTGTGGTCATGTGCCTTGCTGTTTACAGTTACGTGAACTGCACGGTTAATGCCACCGACACATAACGCTTGTTTAGCAAACATAAACTCATTTTTAGTGCCACTTACGCTTGAACTTAAATTGTTAACAAAAGAGTTAGTTCCTGAATCGGGTGACCTGTGGTTGTAGTTCGGACTTATTGTGTGGTCAAATTGTACACCACCTATTAATTGTTTTCCATAAACAAGCGGTAAGACTATCGCATCACTTTGAACTGTAAATTGAGCGCCTTTGCGGGCTTCCGCCGCCGCCTGTTGCTTTTTCTTCATTTTCTTATGTTGGTCAACCTGAAATGCGGTTGACAATATGAAGAGAGCTATTTGTACCTCTATACCCATTATGATTTACCCCATTTAAGTTGTAGGCTGTAGCCGTCATGTATTCTGTCAAAACAAGTATCACCAGTATCGTACTGAGATACTCCGTATTTTGTTGTAAAGAAAGGTTTAACCGCATCTAAGTCAGCCATCGGTGAAGAACACTCGATTGATAATATTTTTGTTTCAAAATCATTACTTATCGAAGGTGCATCAACGTAGCCACTATAAACATAAACTAAATCATTAACACTTGTAAGCGGCCCTAAAGTTTCGTGTACAAAACCAGCACGTATTGTAATTGACTTTCCAACTATACCTGCCTTTGATTCTAAAAATAGTTGATTATTAGGGTCTATAAAAGCTATCTTATAAGCGTCCCTATTCACAACAGAGTTCTGTTGAGGTGGGTCATAGTTAAATATCGCGCCGTTAGCTGTGTACACATTTCCTTCTACGGTTATGTCTTCAGCGTGTGTAGTCATATAGTAACTTGCGTTCAAATCTAGATCTACTAAGAAGAAATACTCTACATAATCTTGGGACAAAGCCTGAGAGACTGCTGTTGAAAATGTTCTCATCTTATAACGCCTCTATTATATTAATATTTCCCGGACTTGCGAGGATACCGTCTTGGTAAGTGATACCTTTTTGATTATCTATGCTTGCAAAATAAGTTAAAACACACTCTTCTTTTAACTTTATTTGAACTGAGTCTTGTACTGTCACTCTTAAAGAAGGGTATATTTCTATGTCTACATAATCAGACAAACCCATTGTGTCTAGGTTTATCTCTGTTTTTAACAAGTATACTTTATTATGATTTGCAAACTTTATAAAAGAACCTTTAGGTACAAAACCAATACCCTCTAGTCTGCGAATAGTTACTGTATCTTCTCCTGCCGCATGTGAAGTATGCGAGAATAAGCCCGGTCCATCAGTACTACCTGAATCACCATCAGCAGTATAAGCATCATCAACTTCCTTTAGTTGCGGCATTATCATTGTGTCAGTATTGGCTTGCCCATCGCAAGAAGCTATAAGCAACTCTACTGAGTTATCGTTTGTTATCGTATCAAAACTAACTTCCCATCTTTGAGCGTTCATAGCTGTTCTGATTTGCTTCAAGGATACAGTGTCACTAACATAAATAGGTTGGTTACTCGCAATAGTTAGCGGTGCCACGATAGGGCTACCTTTGTAATAATATGCTGTCATTTTATGTTCCTAAATCGATTGGTCGAGCATGTATTGTAAGATTAATCTCTTTAAATATCTGCTTTCGACGGGGTCTAACACCCTTGTTACTTTCGTCAGTTGAGAACCAATAATTAGTTTCCGCTATCATGGCGGTTGATTGACCTTGAATAGTCTCAAATGCTATATCGCCAGTGGCCGGTTCTCTGTTGGCTACTAACTCGAATCCCATAGCTATTGTGAAGGCTTCTAATGACTCATAACCAAGATTAGTTATTTCTGCCATGAATTCAACTTCATCATTGTATGTGATATTAATATCTTTGCTTAGAGAGTCATCCCCTCTTAAGGCTCTTTCGTATTCTAACAAGAAAGCAAAGCAATCATTATGCCCCCTAACATATTCCCCGGAGAGTAATGCTCTTGTGTTTATTATTCTGCGAGCTTTGTCTAAAGCTACTTCTTTTACTATTTGTTCCATTGTCTCTCCTACAGAGTGAGCCACAGAGAGGCACTAACACTCTTCATATAAGTTAACCTATATAAACAGCTTAACGCCTCTCTCTGGTCTACTTTAAAGTTCTTCTTCGATAAACATTCTAACTAATTCTGCTACAATGTCGCTTCGAACAATATCATCTACTCCGAACTGAATTATAGGCAGTTTTATTCCCGCCCTATTTACTTTATAACAAAAACGGACTAAGTCTTTTCCTTGTTTGACATCTGACTGTGCAGGGTCTCCCATTAAGACTAGTTTAGAGTTTTCACCTAAACGTGTCGTTATTGCCTTTAACTCGTCCATATTGAGGTTTTGAGCTTCATCGACCAACACCAAAGCGTTCTCATATGAACGGCCTCGAATCGTTTCTATTGGTTGAATCTCAATTTCCCCTTTATTTAACATATATTCATACTTACCTTTACCAAATGCTTTCCCTAACACTTCTAGCATTGGCATTAACCAAGGTGTCATTTTCTCGGCAACCGTTCCGGGAAAGTGTCCCAGCGATTTACCAGTTGGTACGTTTGCTCTGGTTAAAACTATCTTCTTATAACCACCTCTTAAAAAGAGTTTAGCAACCGTTCCCGCACTACAATAAGTCTTGCCCGTCCCCGCGCAACCCATAGTTGCTACGATAGGGTGCTTTTTAATCGACTCAATCAACCTATCCTGTTTCTCATTCTTTGGAATAATATTAAAGTTAGTCGATGACTGCTTGGGCCGATACATATCCCTATCTTGTTGTTCGCGTTCATATTTAGGGCCTTTAGACTTTGCTTCAAAGCGAGACTTTCTTCTTGACATATGTTCTATGTTCTCCTGTTTTATTTATATAAGACCAAGTCCTATTTTATTTTGTGAGAAAGAACCTTCCCACCAGCTATAATAAACTGCCTTAAAATCCTCAGAGGGTAAAAATTGTTCTGGAAAGTAATCCCCATAAGTCCCTAAACCCTGCGGCTCTATTGAATTTTCGAGCATATACTTAAAACCTAAACTAGAGTTTTCTATGCATTTTCTACCTCGCTCTTCTGCATAATCCCAAAACGGTGTTTTAAAATCTGAGCCAGCATAATAGTGTAGCATAATTATAGATTCGTTTGCATTAAGCCAACAATCGTAACGTTCATTAGTTATGTCTATGTTGGAGTCTTGAAACCAGTATTTATTTGTAATTGTGTTTATTGCATCTACTGTACTAAAGGAAGTAGCCTCTAACGGTTCTAAAAAGAAAGAGGCGTTACCATTATAAGCTATGTTTCCTTCAATATTGTTTCTTCTTTTATAATTTTTAAAAGAAAAAGCGTTAGTCGTATCACTAGGTTCTAGATTATACTCATCAAAAATATTCTTAACGTCAGCAATTACTTCTTCTAAAGTATTTATATCTTTATTATACATATAACCAATAGAACACCGGTTTGCTAGAGGAATACCAAACACCCAACCATACGGTCTTGCGATGGTTAGTGTGTGATTAAATCTAGGGTAATCCCAATAACACTGAGTAACGTAAACAGAATTGACAGGTATATAATCTGATTGTTTATGAGAGTCATAATTGATAGGTCTACCAGTACAATCTACAATATAATCAGCATCTATTTCTTGAGCTAATACATTTTCTGCTCTTATATTTACATGTTTTTCTAATTTTGATTCTATATATTCCTGTAGTTTAGGTGCGCTAAAGTGTAAAGCCGTATTTGGACTAGGAAAATCGTGAAGGAAAGGCTTCATACCCTTCCCCCAGTTTTCTTTGTAAATACCTGTTTTTATAGTAGCATCTACTTTACTAAAATCCCTTGCACCAAAAGCAAAAAACTCATTCAATCTTGAAGGCAACGATAGGTTAGAACCTTCTCCAACTGATTGTGGTTTTATGTCGGGGTCAAAGTACCAATCAATCTCACAGTCTGTTTTATTTTTATAGAAGGCCGCTGACATGCAACCTGCCGTTCCTTTTCCAATTACTGCGATTTTCTTCATTCAGGGAGCTTAACTATACGTGGAAGTTCAAGAGGCCAGTTTGGGAGTGAAGGAGCATCTCTTAGCGCCTGTCTATAGTCTAGCAATTCTTGTGTTGGATTTTGGTCTGGTAATACCATATAATCTGTACGCGCTAGTTCATCATTTCTTAGCTGTCTAAAAGCCCTATCCATCTCCTCAATTTCTTCTTGAGTAATTCCAAGATGATGTTCTCCTTGCTCTTCCTCGTATTCAGGCCATTGAGAAAGGTCTGCGTCTGAACTAACAACAAGGTTCTTTTTTCTTTCTGTTTTATGCCATATTATTTTGTCTGACATTCTTATCTCCTTTAATTATAGTATATCCTAACACTACCCTTTTTACCATATGCGTTAATCGATGCACCACCGCCGCCGGGTTCTTGAGCGTTGGTTGCTCCACGATATGTACCACCATTACCGGCAAAGGTAGATTGTTGATAACCCGACCCACCATAATCTGCAAAACCACGACCAGCAGAATAAGTCTGTTGATTACTGTTTCCCGAGGAGGTGTGCTGGCCTCCGTTGTCATTACCTTCGCCCCATATATTAATACCACTAGTAATGCTTATAGAGGGACTGCTTGTGGAAGGACTTGCGCTTGTAGAAAAAGAATTAAAACTCAAATTAGCTACTTGGTATTGGCCGGGGTGCGCTACGACTTGACTACCGTTATTGCTGTGATTCGTGGTGTATACAACTCCACCGATATTTAGGCTGTTTGAATGCGCTCTTCCGCCTTGCCAACCTTGTATTGGGGTACCTCCTGCGGCAATTGAAACACTTGCCCCATTTAATTTATCAGCTCTAGCTATAACTATTTTTGCACTGCCACCGTATCCACCAAAACCCCAGTTGGTTGAATAATCGTCTCGGTTAGATCCTCCACCAGAACCAGTTATATATGCATAACAAAGTTGGTAAGGAGCTACGTTTTGAGGCATAACAATATCTCCAGAACTACTTATTGTCATGTCCGGAGAGTTCCAATTAGGTACATAGTTTATAAAGGGTAGAGGTTCAGGGTCTAAAGTAAGACTAAAATTTTTACCAGCACTTATTGACCCACCCGCATCTGTTGCAGTAACACTGAAATTATAAACTAAGGGAGACTGTCCTGTTGCCCAATCAATACCGCTGTGTACAAGATTATAACCAGAAATAGTTATTCCCGGTGCGGCAACCCCATTAATAGCATATGACAAGTTACTTGTGGAAGTAATGTCATCTGAGAAATATTGTCTTAAATCTAACGAATATGGTGTACTGGCAGTGTTTAAAAGTGTTGCACTTATCGTACCGGCACTTGGGGTTGGAGGAAAGTTAAATACATCAAGCCACTCAGTACCCGTATATACACGTACATTCGAAGTTGAAGTATTAAAATACAGATTCCCACTAGAGGGGCTTGAGGGGTTACTTGAATTCGATACTAAGCTTGAAGCTTCAATTGGCGTTGCGGCATCTGCACCTTGCGGACCTGTAGCACCTTGAGGCCCAGTTGCACCTTGAGGCCCTGTGGCACCTTGTGGTCCAGTTGAACCAGTCGGGCCTTGCGGGCCAGTATTACCTATTGGGCCTTGTGGCCCTGTTGCCCCGTCAGAACCATCTGCACCGGTGTTTCCTACAAAACCTTGAGCGCCCGTAGCTCCTGTGTTTCCCATTGGACCTTGAGGACCTTGAGCGCCAGTAGCACCTGTAGCCCCTGTAGCTCCTGTGTTTCCTATTGGACCTTGTGGACCTTGAGGCCCGGTAGGGCCATCTGCTCCATCAACACCAATGCTACCGTCTGCTCCAGCCGGCCCTTGTATGCCTTGAGGACCTTGTATGCCTTGCAAAGCCGCATCACCTATAGTTTGTTTCTCCCAAGAACTTGAGGATACATCATATATAGGTATAAAGTCTTGTGTATGTGCATCAGTGCCAGTTGACATATCGGTAGGGTCTAAAGACATAAATTCGTCTTCATCTCTACCTGCCATTGTGCCTAGGTCGGGTATGTCAGATTTATTAAGGGAACCCCTACTAAGGGCACCTGACAACCCGCCTGATACGAAGTCGGCAAATTGTCTTGCCTTCGATTTACTCATTTGTTTCTCCTATTTTACCACTTACTGTCTGGGCAAGTAGAACCGTTAATTTTAATTTTGGCCGGTATAAAACAGCCACAATCTGTGCATATATTTAATTTCTTTTTCGGACAAATATTGCACAAATCTGTTCTGTGTTTAATTAATTCTTTAGTAGAAAAGAAACCTTCTGGCTCTTTTACTTCAATTATCTCAGCATCCTTCTTAAACCACATCATGGTCTTTTCTTCAACTTGAAATACAGGTGAGTAATTATCATTAACTCTAATTTTGTAAAAACCTTTATTAAGTTCATGAGGGATGGGTCTATCTTCATTTTCCATTATGTTGTAGCTCCGTAGACTGTTCCGTTGTCAGTTAAGGTGTAACTGTTTCCGTTATCTTCAACAGCCTTTCCACCCGCGCCTCCGTTTGTGC